TCAAAAAATATTTTTGATTACTTGATGGGCTTTATTTAACATATCGTTATTAACGTGGCTATAGGTTTTTAAAGTTTGCTCTACAGAGTGGCCTAAGATTTGTGCAGCAGTTTTAAAATCAACGCCATTTGCAATTAACTTTGTTGCATATGTATGACGTAATTCATGAATAGTTATATTATAGCCATGTCCTTTTAATTTTCCATTAACAATAGCACAAACAGAGTTAGTAGCTTTAAAATTTAAAATTCTATTATTTATGTCTATAACATGTTTATGGTTTAATAATTCCTTAATAACTGCATAGGAAACCGGAATTATTCTATTAGAATTTTTACTTTTAACATCTCCAAACCCCCAAATACCTTTTTCTATTTTCTTCCATTGCTTATTTACGGTTATAGTATTATTTTTAAAATCTATATTATCCCAAGTAAGTCCTAGTAATTCTCCTAATCGCATACCAGTATTAATTGCTAAGAAAAGTACCAAATAATATTTATCATTTTTAAAAGTTTCCAATAGATCTTCAATTTCAGTATCTGTTAATGCCTTTTTTTTAGTAGGTATAGGTTTTCCTATTTTGATATTTTTAGTTGGAATTTCATCTACAATTTTATATTCTTCTTTAGCACATCTAAATAAAGTATTAATTCTCTTTAAGTAATACCGAATGGTATTGTTATTTAATCCTTCCTTGGTTATCTTATCTACAATTTTTTGTATATCTAATGATATTATTTTACTCATTTCTTTATTATTTAAATCACTAAATTTATTAAGCACAGTTATTAAAGAATTTACTGTAGAGTATTGTTTATAAAGTTTTTCGTGTTCAATATATATCTCAGCAAATTCTCCAAATTTTAATTTGTCAAAAGATTTATTAACTGTTTTTACATTCTTTTTTAGTTCTTGTAACATCTTTTCGGCTACAGGTTTAGCATCTTTTTTTGTTTTAAATCCTTGCTTGGACTTTTGCTTCCACTTACCCATATTATCTTTGTAACTAATTATAAATTGCCAGCCTTTATCTTTCTGTCGATAAGTTACGTTATAATCCATAAAAAATCACTCCTTTTCAAAACATATGTTCATTTTAATATTAAAAAAATTTATAAATTAACTAGTTGCTTTAAAGCTTTTACAGGAACTTCTACACAACTAGCAATTTGCTCATAAGTCATTTGATGCATTTCTATTTCATCAAATCTAATATCAAGTAATTTTATTGCGAAGTAGTTAGCTTGTTTTTCTAATTTACCAACATTGATTAAGTTAATATTGAAAGCAGCTTCAAAAATATGAGTATGTAATAGTGCGTGACCTAATTCATGCGATAATATAAATTTTTCGTAGTGAATGTTTAAATCATTTCGAATAAACACAATTTCTGATTTAAATAAATTTCTATAATAAAAAGATTCATTTCCTTTAAGTAATATATTATTGAGATCTAATTTAATTATTTTTATATTTAAGTAATCATAAAGTTCATATATATTGCTTGTATTATAAGTGTCTTTAATACCTTCTAGAATGTTATCTATCCAAGAATACACATCATCCCCACCTTTAGTTACTTTTTATATTTATAACTTATTAATTTTAGTTGTCTTAATAACTCATTAGCAAAGTCTAAAATTTCTTCATCACTCATTTTATTTATATCAAATCCACCAAATCCAAATATTGCTGGTTGCTTCAATATAAATTGCATTGCTTCTTGTGGTGTTTTAAATTCTTCTTGAGCTAAAGTAGTTTGTTTTATTGAATCTATTTTTTCTTTTTTAGATTTAGTATTATCTAAAAAAATATTTACTGATACATCTAAAGCATCAGCAAGTTTATTTAAATTTTCAATACTGGGATTTCTTCTATTATTTTCTATATCTGATATAAAAGAAATAGATAAGCCACAGATTTCAGATAGTTGTTTCAATGTGTATCCATTATTATTTCTTAATTTTTTTAGCTTTTTACCTATATTTAAATTCATTTTTAACACCCTTTCATAAGTTAATTAAAGTATATCTTATTACGCTAATAGTGTAAATATACGCTTATAACGGAAATCGGAGATATAATTAGAAATACGCTGATTGAGAAAGAATAGCTTATTTGTTCTTAATATTTAGGCTAAAAGCGTAAAAAATAATAGAATTTTAGTATTGATTATACTCTATATGCGTAATATAATTTACTCATGAAGCGTAACAATAAGGAGGGATAAAAGTGAATGTAGAGGATAAGTTGAGAAATGCAATAAAGTGTGCTAGAAAATCTAACAATATGACACAGACAAAATTAGCAGAGAATATTGGTATGAGTAAATCATTCATATGTGATATTGAAGCAGGAAGAAAGAATCCAAGCATTAATACTTTAGGGTTAATTGCTAAAGCACTTAATATATCATTAGATAAAATTTTTTTGAATTAAATTTACGCTATACGAGTAAAAAGCAATTTAATTAATAAGGGAAGTGAGTAAATGGACAATAAACTTTTAACTCAAAAGGATTTAGCGGAACGTTGGCAAATGAGTGTTAAGTCTATAGAAGAATATCGTAAAGCAGGAATTATACCTACGGTTCAAGGTATACCAGCAATAAGATTTAATATGCAAACAATTTTGGAGCTAGAGGGAACTAAGTTAGAAAGATTTAGTCCTGTTGAACGCAGACATATGGAAAGAGAGTTAGAAAAATTAAAGCAAGAAAATGAGCAGTTAAAAAGTATATTAAGTAAAACATTGGCTAATTTGGCACCTGTCTTACAATTTAATAATGTGTAGTTTGAATTTAAAAAAAACGCATATCTTTTCAATATATTCTATTCAAATAAAAAGTTACATGTTACACATTTCTAAAAAATAGTTAAGTACATCTTAGTGCCGCAACGGCAAGTAGTACAAGCTCCAACTTAAATCCTGTTGGTTCTAAAGGTAAATAAAAAAGATAAGGAGTTGAATTTCAATGAACAAATTAGTAAATGTAAAAAACAAAGATGGACAACTTGTAGTAACTAGCAGACAAATAGCAGGAGACTTTCAGAAAAGACATTCTCATGTAGTTGAAGCTATTGAAAATAAAATTAAAAGTTTAACTACCGAAAATTCGGAGGTTGAAATTTCAAAGTTATTTATACCAACATCATTTAATCATAATGGAAATGAATATAAAGAGTATTTATTAACTAGAGATGGATTTACTTTTATAGTTATGGGGTTTACAGGAGCAAAGGCTGATGCATGGAAATTAAAATACATTGAAGCATTCAACAAAATGCAGAAAGTATTAAAGACTAAGCAGTTAAGTCCAATGGAACAGTTAAAACTTCAATATGAAGTTATAGAAGAACATGAGGAAAAGTTAAGCAGTATAGAAACTAAAGTTAATAAATTAGAAAACAGTATGACTATAGACTATGCACAACAAGAAGAATTGAGCTCGTTGGCTAGAAAAATTGTAGTACAAGCTTTAGGTGGTAAAAATACTCCAGCTTATAAAGAATTAAATAAAAAAGCTTTTAGCACATTATGGAGAGATTTCAAAAGAATAATGCAAGTCAATAGTTACAAGAATACATCTGTAAAACAGTTTTATAGAGCAAAGGATTTGATAAATAATTGGAAGCCTAACAGGGAACTTGAACTTATGATTAAGGGTGCTAACTCACAAATGAGTTTTTAAAAGGAGAAATAGAAAATGAAGCATTTAAAAAGATTGTCTAGAAATCAGAAGAAAGCATTAAGTAGCTTAGGACTAGAATCAAAGCATTATTTAAGACTTACACAAGATGGGCAATATTTTGTTCCTGTAGATATAAGAACAATGAAAGTTTTACCACCAGTTAGATACTAAGGAGGGGATTACATGCTAAAGGCAATACTAGAAAGGAGATTTAATAGACATTTAACTAAAGAAGAGTTTGAACTAATTGCAGAAATGGTTACAGATGATATTAAGTTTAACAGAATTAATTTTAAAAAGTATACAAGCTTACATGAAGTATTAAATATTGCAGAAATAAGTTTATTCATTTTAAAAAAGTATAAATGTGCATGAAGGGAGGTGAAAGAATGTATCTAGAAAATTTAGTTGCATTGCATATAGCAATAGAAAAACATTACACACCTGAGATGGCATTTAGGTATTTAGATAAAGTTTTAGAGGGAGAAGCTAATCCAAGAATACATCAAATATGGACTAATAAAGACCTTGAAGATATAAAGAAGTTTAGAGCACAAGGATTAAGCTTTAGCAAAATAGGTGAGCTGTATGGTACAACAGCACAAGCAATTTTTAAAGTTCTTGATTATAAAAAAAAGAGCTGCGCCAACAGCTCAATAAAAAGTATTTAAAAAATTCAAACAACTACAGTATAAAGAAAATAGGAGGATTTGTAAAGATGATGAATGCATTATTAAAGAATGAAATAAAAGAAATGAATGAGGTTATACAAGAGCAGGTTACTACTTTTAAAGTAGATAGTTTAGAAAGTGCAAACTGGTGCTTTAGAAAGATAAGAGCTCTTAAAGAGCAGATAGAAACCAATAAAGCATTAGCAGATGCTGAAAGATTTAGAATAGATTCATGGGAAAAGAAAGAAAATGAAGGTGCTTTAAATAGTATAAGTTATTTTGAAAGTTTAGTAACAGAATATTTTAAGGAAGAAAGGACTAAAGATAATAAGTTTAAACTTAGTACACCTTACGGAAAAGTAAGCAGTAGAAAAATTGAAAAATATAATTGGGATGATAAAGAAGCATTGCTTAATTATTTAAAAGAAAACAAACAAGATAAACTTATAAGAGTTACGGAAGAAATAAATAAAACAGAGTTTAAAAAAGTTTATAAACATGGAATAAATAAAGAAACGGGTGAAATACTTCCAGGAGTAATTGTTGAAGAAAAGGAAAGCATTTCTGTAAAAGTTGAGTAGGAGGAAAAGGTATGGGAGTATATGAAAAATTACTTAGAGTACAAAGTGAGCTAAAAGCTCCTAAAAGTCAGTTTAATAAGTTTGGCAACTATGCTTATAGAAACTGTGAAGATATATTGGAATCAGTTAAACCTTTATTATTAGAAAATAAGTTATCTTTAATGATAGCAGATGAAATATTACTAGTAGGTGATAGATACTATATAAAAGCTACAGCAACTATTGTAGATATTGAAACAGGAGATAAAGAAAGTGTTAGTGCATTTGCAAGGGAAGAAGAGAATAAAAAGGGAATGGATGCAAGTCAGCTTACAGGTAGTACAAGCTCGTATGCTAGGAAATATGCACTTAATGGATTATTTTGTATAGATGATACTAAGGATTCTGATACAACTAATACAAGCTCAAAGACAAGTAATAAAACTAGTGGTAAAAAGTTAACTCAAGCACAACTAAAAAGGCTTTATGCAATAGCAAGTTCGGCTGGATATGATGCTAATGTAATAAAGAATCAAGCATTAAAGAAATATAATGTTCAGCATTTAGAAGATATGACAAAAGCTCAATATGATGAATTATGCGAAGGATATGAAAAGTTGAAGAAATAGGAGGAATGAAATGTTATCAGAAAAGCTAAGTATAGCATTAAGTGATTTTATAGAAGCAGCAGCAAAGCAAGAAGATGTGATAAGAGAGAAAGACAGAGATATACAAGCTATAGTAAGTGAAATAGAAAGAGCATTAAGAGAACCTACTATATACAAAGATATACTTAGTAACATTGTAGAGGAATATAAACAAGCATTGTAGATAGGTTATCGGTTAAGAAAGTAGAGAAAACATAAGGTTTAATTTAATTAATTCTGATAAGAGTTCCGAAAACCGAGGTTTTCTCTACTAAAACTCTAATAAAAGTGGAGAAAACTCAAAAGGAGGTAAAAATGTGGCAAGACCTAAAAAAACAGGATTAGATTACTTTCCTTTAGATGTATATTTGGATGATAAATTTAAGTTTGTAGAAATAAAGTTTAAGCTTGAAGGTTTTGCTATAGTGATTAAACTTCTACAGAAAATATATGCTAATGGATACTATATAGAGTGGGGCGAAGATGAAGAATTACTGTTTACAGATGATATTAGAGCAGAGTTAAACACAGTTAGAGAGGTTGTAAAAGAATGTTTAAAAAGAGATATATTTTCTAAGACAATGTATGACAAATATAAGGTATTAACATCAAGAGGAATACAAAAAAGATATATGGAAGCCACTAAAAAAAGAACCTCTGTAACTATAGATAAACAATTAGATTTAGTTTCCGAAGAAAAAACTACAGTTTCCGAAGAGAAAACTCCAGTTAATTCTACAGAAAGTACACAAAGTAAAGTAAAGGAAAGTAAAGTAAAGAAGAGTAAAGAAAATGAGAACAATAAAACTCACTCATACGCACTAGAACTTTGTAAGTATTTTTCAGAATTAATGCCAGGACAAAGTATAGCTCAACATATAGGAGATTTAAAGATATGGATAGATATATATGGATATGAGTGGACCAAAGAAGCCATTCAAAAATGTGTTAGCAGTAAAAACAAGTTTGTTAAACCGTGGATAAAAACAGTTTTAGAAAATTGGAAGTCAGAAGGAAAGGAGGACAATGGTGGAAGCACTAGACAGGATATTAAAAAAGGTGAAGGAAAATGGGATGGATTTAAACCACCAAAACCAAAAATCACAGAAGACATTGACACCACGGATCTCATATAAATGTTCAAAGTGCAGAGATACAGGATGGATAATTGGAAAAGACAATTTAACTATGACTAGGTGCAAATGTCAAGAAGGAGAAATAACCAAAAGACAATGGATAAGTCGAGGGATTAATCCAGAAAAGACAGATAAGACCTTTGGAAATTTTAAAGCATGGAATGATACTTCAATGACAGCTAAAAGCACAGCCACATCTTACTATAAAAAATTTGATGATATAAGAAACTCTAAGCAAAATTCAATATTATTTTGTGGACAAGTAGGAAGTGGTAAAACACATCTTAGTATAGCACTAGCATTAAATTTCATTAAGAAAGGTATTAATGTAATCTATATGCCTTACAGAGATGTTGTTACAGCTTTAAAGCAAAATATGATTGATTATGAATATTACAAAAGAGAAATAAGCAAATATCAACTAGCAGAGATATTACTAATTGATGATTTATTCAAAGGAAAAGTTACTGAATCAGATGTAAACATAATATTTGAAATTATAAATTACAGATATCTAAACAAGTTACCAATTATAGTTTCTACAGAATTTATTATTGAGAGAATGTTGAATTTTGATGAAGGTGTAGGAAGTAGGATATATGAAATGTGTAAAGAGTTTATAGTTCAAATTGAAGGTAAAGAAAACAATTATAGGTTAAAAGCTTAATACACAAAAATAGTATTTTGTGAAGGAGGAGGAAGCAAAGTGGAAAAACCAATACTTTTTAATACAGAGATGGTTAAAGCAATTTTAGAAGGCAGAAAAACTTGTACTAGAAGAATTGTAAAAGGAGTTACTGGACTTGATTTTATAGGAACTAGTTCGGAAGATGGAAGTATATTTAACCATGTGGCATTTGGACATGGAAATTTTGATGATATAGTAAATGCAAAAATAGAAAAACGTATTAAAGCTCCATATCTTCCAGGAGATATTCTATATGTAAGAGAAACGTGGGCAAAGATAGAGGACTTTGAAAATTATGCGGATCTTGAGTTGGAAGATGGTTTAGAAGTTTTATATAAATGTGATGACTATGGAAAAGAGCATGTGTTTGTTGATGTTGGAGTAAAACGTTGGCATCCATCAATCCATATGCCAAAAGCAGCAGCAAGAATATTTTTGAAAGTAAAAGATGTAAGAATTGAAAGATTACAAGATATTACAGAAGAAGGGGCAAAATCAGAGGGAGCAACTAAGCAATTATGGTATCAACCATATGGAACTAAATCGGAAGGTAGTCAAAAATATATAGGAGATATTACGGATCACCAACCTAATTATATTACTGGATTTGCACATATATGGGATAAAACATTAGGAAAGCATGATGATTGGTTATATAAATTTAATGAAAATCCTTGGGTCTGGGTAATAGAATTTGAAAGAATAGATTCGCAAAAATAAAGGAGTACGAAGTATGGACAATAACTTTTGGGTAGAGGAAGTAGTAAGACTTTACAGAGAAGGATATGCAGTATTAGAAGCTGTTGAGATAGTTAAAAAAACTGATGATTAAAATTATATAAAAGGAGAAGTGAATTATGGCTGATAAAAATTCTATCCTAATAAGTCCAGCAGAGGGCATGAGGGTTTTAGGTGTAGGAAGGAATACTATGTATGGTGATTTGTTAAAAAGAAAAGATTTTCCTTGCATGAAGATAGGAAAAAAGCATTTTATAAACCGTGAGCTACTGCAAGAGTGGGCAAATAAACAATGTATTAAAAAAATAAGGAAGTAGGATATATAAGGCTATCAAATGGTATTGCTGTAAGTTTGTATTATCATTTGATAGTCAGTTAAAAACAAAGAAGGTGATGAAGTTGGCTAAGAATGATGGGAAGAAGTTTGAGGAAGATTTTAAAAAGTCAGTTCCTGAATGGTGCTGGTGCAATAGATATAAAGATGGTACTGCAAATTTCAAAGGAGATAAAAATGAAAATGTAAGATTCCAAGCTCATAACATATGTGACTTTGAAGTGTTTGCAAAAGATAAATTATTTTTATTAGAGCTTAAGAGTTATCAAGGTGTAAGTATTCAGTTAAGTGGAATAAGAAAGAATCAGTTAGAAGGAATGATAAAGGCTAGTAGATATAAAAATGTAATACCTTATTTTTTACTTAATTTTAGAGGTGTACAACGAGTTTATGCAATAAAGGTACAAACACTCTATGAGTTTATTAAAACAACCACAAGGAAGTCAATACCATTAAAATGGTGTATTGATAATGGAACAGAGATACCTAGTGAACAAAAGAGGACAAGGTTTAAATATAACTTAGAAGTGTTATTTAGCGAACAAATTGAAGAAAGTGAAGTAAAGGAAAGCAAAGGGTGGAAATACAAAGAGCTTAAGTTAGGAGTATAGATTATGAACAAATATATTGCTGAAGGTCAGATAAGTATCTTTGATATACAAGTAACAAAAGCTGCTAAGAAAATAACAGAAAAGCCTAGAGAATTTATCAATAAAGTTACACCAGTTAAAATTGAGAAAAACGTTAATCCTTTAAAATTAACAGAACTACAACAAAAATTCTTAAATGAACATAGTGTAATGAAAAATGAGAATTTAAGTAGGCTAATAAAATACTATAGTGGAGGACTTGGAATAGAGCTTATTGCTCCAGGAGGATTCAAAACTATATATGTAAATAAGCAAGGTATTGAAGAGTTTAAGTTTGATAAAAGAATCAATGTGTTACCTATGGACCAGGTGCTTTATTATAAACACGAATTAAAAATAAATGATCTACAAGAAAATATGTTAAAAACTATTAAAGATAAGTATAAGGACCTAAAAGAAATTAGACGTAAAGGTGATGAAAATATAATAGTAGAAGTACATGGAAAAGTTATTAGTATAAATTCTAAGGGATGGATACTAGAGTTCAATAATGTACAAGCTATATATTCGCCGAATGGGATTATACAGGAACAGAATGAAAAATCAGAAGCAATTGATATAAAGCAGATGCAAAAGAGCGTTAAAGTTGGAGACAGAGTACAAGCATATAGAAGTAAATCAGAAATTATAACTGGAGTTATTACTAGAGAGTACGGAATTGGAAATGAGATATTAAATATTTCATTTAAGAGAGGAGACGTTGGAGTAGCTACTGCTATAGGTAGGAGGCAAGTTATTAAAATACTAGAAGTGGGGGTTTAAAGTGAAGGAGTCAGTAATTATAGTAGCGATAATAATTATTGTTGCTGCTGCTTTAACTATATTAAGAATTGAGAAATAGGAGGTAAATTCTTATGAAAATTATAATTATGAATGCTAATAAGAGTGATTGGTATTCAAGTAAATTAGGTAAGGTTTATGAGGTTAAGAAAATAAATAAATTCAGTTATACTACTAAAGCTGGTGAAGTAAGTAAACATGATGCCCAGGTAATTGAGAGGTGAGAGCATGGTTGATGTTAATTCAATAATAGAAAGAGCTTTTAGAAATGTACAAGCAAGATTAAAAAATCAAAGTAAGGTTATATCCAAATACCAAAGGAGAGTTGAGAATAGGAATAAGTTATATATGAAGTTAAGAAGGCTAGGAAGAAAGTTGTAATAAGTATTGTTTGTTCTTTGAAAATTGAATAATGCGGTATTGAGATAAAATCAATTTATAAACATTTATAGTTATAATTAATATTTTTATGATATAATGAGAAAAACTATAAAAAGTAATGACTTGGTAATATTACAAGAAATATCAATAATATGTTTTTTTAGGATACTAAAATTATGAAAGGGAGAATAAAATGAGGGAAAAAAGCTATATGTTTTCATTAAATTACGGAGATAGGATGAATGAAAAAAAGTTTATAAAAGAAATTTTAAATAAATTTGATGAAGAAGAATTAGTTGGGGCAGGGATTTATGTAAATAATAATCCCTATAATCTTGAAATGTTGTTATATTTAAATTTCGCAAAAAGTGCTGAGAAGTTTGAAGCATGGCTAATTAAAAATTATAGAAACAAAAAGAGAATATATAATTTTTTCATTGATGATATAGTTAATTCATTTTTTACTAGAGGTTATAATGTGGCTACATTTATTGATGAACAAACAGTTGATAGCGTAATAACAAGTGAACCTAATAGTACTTTTCTTTTCCCAGATAAAGAAGGGATGAAGTCTTTGTGGAAAAGTGGTATTGTAGAGGGAAGTTCTATGGTTTTTTTATCACATTCAAGTAAAGACAAATCAAAGGTAGATGAGATTTTTAATGAAGTTGAAAAAAGTGATATAAGAGTATGGTATGATAAGTATGAAATAAAACCTGGAGATAGTATAACTGATAAAATTAATGATGGATTAGATAGTAGTGATGTTGGAATAATATGTATTTCAAATAATTTTTTAAATTCTTCATCTGGGTGGACAAAAAGTGAATTAAATTACTTTATACAAAGAAGAATGCGAAGTGGTAAAAAAGATTTTATATGTCTTAACTTTGATGTTCCACATGATGAACTACCACCGTTAGTACAAGATTATAAATATATTGACATGGAAGAAAAAGATGCGATTGATACTCTTATAGGTAGCTTAAAAAATATTCTTAATAGGTGATAAATTGTAGTAATTTAGTAATGATAAACCAGTATTAGGTAACTTTTATTTTGTTTAATTTAGTTTAATATAAATTTAGAATTAAAATTATTAAATGTTTTCCATATAAATAATTTAATGTAAAATGAAATATTTAAAATATACCGTATTTATTCAAAAGAATATGCGGTATTTTTTTATCCAAAAATAAGAGGTGATATAAATTATGGCAAAAGACTATAGAAGACTACAAGCCAGAGAAATGCTTAATTCCTATTTAGTGTGGAAAGGTGATATAGAAAATATACAACTTGAAATAGAAGCTATAGAAAATGATTACGATATACAGGCTATGACTTTTAGTGAAAGGACTTGTGAAACTTTTAAAATAAATAGAGAGTTAGAAAATAGGATTATTAGTAAACCAGATAAGATTAAACAATTAAAACAATTAAAAAAAATGTATGAAATTAATTGTAAGAAGATAGAAAATGCTTTTAATTCATTGAAATCTGAATTTGAGAGAAATGTAATAGAACTACGATACATGAAAGTACCAGTTGGAACATGGTATATAATTAGTAAACAGCTTGGATTTAGTATGGTAGCCTGTCAGAAAGCAGAAGAAAGAGCAATAGTAAACATGATACCTCTTTTAATTAAATAATTGGTGTATATAAAATATATACTTTATATATATCCTATATATAGGTTATACATGATATGATAGTATCATAGAAAAAGATAACACAGCAGGGACACTGTAAATCTTAATTCAAGACACCCAAACGGGTGTCTTCTTAGTGATTATTTAATGAACATTCATATAAAATTAATTATATTAGTGTATAAGATGGTACTTCTAAAAGTAAAAGCTAGTATTTAAACTAGCTTTTAAAAAGTATATAATTTGCCTCCTTAAAATAAAAATATATTATAGAGAAATTTTTATTTTACTAATTCCCTTATTGCCGACACAATAGAAGTAGTAGACCAATTAACTATTTTATCAGCGTTTTCGCTTACATATTTAGGAGTTGGACCTTCAGATTGACCATAAGGCTTTATAGCAAGAATAGGTTTCCCCATTCTTTTCGATTCATCAATTTCATATTGTATCCAATCCTTATAAGCGACATACATTCCAGATATAACAATAGTTATTTGAGATGGGCTAATTTTATCGGTTATTTTATTAGCTATTTTATTATTTGTTAAAGGTGTTCCTTCTGGAAATAATGGTTTTTCTTTTGGAGCAGAATAGTTATAATAAGAAAAGTATTTAGCATCATTTAATAAATTTATTAAACGATCATAATCATCATTATATTTCCATGCATGACTTATAAATAGTCTGTAATCATATAGTTTAGGCATTAAAATCATCCTTTCTAAAACTTAAATTATAAATTGTTAGTTTATTTTAATAAAATAATATAAGGAGGTAAAATTATGCAATACCAAAAATTTAGAAAAAAACCTATTATAGTAGAAGCATATAAAACAGATAAAGAAGTTATAATCCATACATTGGAAGGTGATATGAAGGCTAATGTAGGTGATTGGATTATAAAAGGAGTAAAGGGAGAACTTTATCCATGTAAGCCAGATATATTTGAAAAAACTTATGAGTCAATAGAAACGCCATAGCTGTTTAAAATCTGTTCACTATTGGAAGACTTCCATTTATCTACTTCAGAATTAAATATAGTTTCACATGCTAAAATTAATAGATTATTTTTTATAATATCATCTTTGTAATTAAATGAATCACAATTATTAAAAAATTTATATAATAAACTTTTTAGTGTTTCACAACAAGTTCTATACTCAATCCACAATTCCCTAGATTTACATAAGGAAAGTATACTTGTTATTATAGTAACCAATGATGATAATATGGCTATAATTATTTTGATGTTTAAATTCGTTTGTAAATTAAATGTAGTGAGAATTGGTATGGAGGCACTAAGGATTATACTTATAATAGACATCCATTTAAATTGAGTTTGAAAATGGATGCTCTTTTCATCATACCAATTAATTTGTTTTATAACTCTATTGGATATATATTTTTTTATATTGCAATCATCCATTAAATCTAAATATGGTGTAAATTCACTATCAAGTTTAGTTTTCTTCTTATTAAAAAGAATCATACCTTACCTTCCTTTCTATAATAAAATTATAAGTAATTATATCATAAATTAGAATAATAATGCAAAATGTGATATAGTAGGGAGGAAAATACCCTAATATGTAGAAATATTTACATTGAAAGGGGTGAAACAGAATATGGAACTTACTTTAAAGAAGTACTTAGAGTTTTTAAATGTGCATAAGTTTGACTTTGGAAATGCACAAAGGAATTTAAGAATAATGGATAAAGTGTTAAAACTTATAGACGAAAGCAATGTTAAGCAGTTTTATCCAACGAATATATTTAGTAAAGAATTTAATCAAGAGTTTTATTTTTTTACTAAAGAGAAAATTATAATTTGTAAGCATATAGAAAATAATGATTATAATTATAATTTAAAGGTGATTGACAAAGCGAATATATTAGATGTATCGTTTGAAGAATCATTAGGATACTCAGAAAATTGTAAATTAGTTATAAAATTAAAAGATAACACAATAATGACATTTGAAAGTTTTTAAAGATTCCAATGATGATTGGAATGAAGTATATAATAAAAAAATTAAAGAAATATTTAAAGAATTGATTTAGAAGAGCTCTTAACAGGGTTCTTTTTTTATTGTAGTAAAAGGAGGTGGCATTGTGAAGCTAACACCAAAACAGAAGGCATTTGCTGACTATTATATACAGTTAGGCAATGCCACAGAAGCAGCAATAAAAGCTGGATATAATAAGAAGACAGCAAGGCAAATAGGAAGTATGAACTTAACAAAAGTTGACATTAAAAACTATATACAAGAAAGAATGACGCAATTAGAAGACAAACGCATAGCAAAAGCAGAAGAAGTGCTTCAATATCTTACTAGAGTTGTTAGAGGTGAAGAAAATGAACCTTTAGCAGTTCAAGAGCAAGAGCCAGTAATAGGAGAAGATGGTAAGAAAAAAGGCTATAGAACTGTAACTAAAGTCATTAATATAGGACCTAACATAAAAGATAGAAATAAAGCCGCAGAACTCTTAGGAAAGAGATATAGATTATTTACAGAAAAAGTTGAAGTTGAAGGGAATGTAGGGATAGAGATAGTAGATGATATAGATGAATAAGCAAAGAGTAAAATTAAAATCAATAATAGCACCCAGTTTTCATCAAGTTCATAGAGATATTAAAAAAGGACTTTATACTCATCATTGGCTAAAGGGCGGTCGTGGTAGCACAAAGTCCTCTTTTATTTCAATAGAAATTATTCTTAATATAATGAAGGATGCACAAGAAGAAAAACTAAGTAATGCAGTAATTTTTAGAAGGGTAAAAGATACATTAAGAGGTTCTGTATTTGAACAGATGTTATGGGCAATAGAGAGACTTAAATGTGAGAGTGAATGGGAAGTAAATTATTCACCATTAAAACTTACTTTTAAACCAACAGGTCAAGTTGTATTATTTAAAGGTGCTGACAATCCTCTTAAAATGAAATCTATTAAAGTTGCTAAGGGGTACATTAAATATATTTGGTATGAAGAAGTAGATGAATTTGAAGGTTATGATAAGATAAGAAATATTAACCAATCTCTTATGAGAGGTGGTCCAAAGTTCTGTGTATTTTATTCTTTCAATCCTCCAGAAAGTCAAAGAAATTGGGCTAATATGGAGGTATTAGAAACAAGAAAAGACAAGTTAGTTCATCATAGCAGTTATTTAGGTGTGCCTAGAGAATGGCTAGGGGAACAGTTTATATTAGAAGCTGAACATCTTAAGAAAGTAAATCATCTTAAATATGAACATGATTATTTAGGAGCAGTTACTGGAACTGGTGGAGAGGTATTCACTAATGTAACTATAAGAAAGATAACAAATGAAGAAATAGCAAATTTTGATAGAGTACATAGAGGTTTAGACTTCGGTTATGCTAGTGATCCATTGCATTATACAGTAAATCATTATGATAAAACTAGAAGAAGGCTTTATATATTTTATGAAATTCATAAGGCTGGAATGAGTAATAGTTCAGCAGTTGAAACTATAAAACAAGAAAATAAAAGTAATAAAAGAATTATAGCAGATAGTGCTGAACCTAGAACAATAGCAGAATTTAAAAAGTTAGGATTAAGGATTATTGGAGCAAAGAAAGGTCCAGATAGTGTGGAACACGGTATTAAGTTCTTGCAAGATTTAGAGGAAATAATTATTGATAAAGAAAGATGTCCTAATACTGCTAGAGAGTTTTTAGGTTATGAGTTAGAAAAAGATAAAGAAGGAAATTTTAAAGCAGAGTTTCCAGACAAGAATAACCATAGTATAGATTCTATTAGATATTCATTAGAAGATGAAATGAAAGCTAAGAAATGGCTAGTTTAGGAGGTGATAAACGTGAATGGTTCAGAACTAAAAAAATTAATAGATAGAGATAGAGTATCACAAAGTAAAGCAAAAGCTAGAGAAGGACTAGAATACTATAAAGGACAACATGAAATACTTAATTACAGGTTGTTTTATTATGACAAGAATGGGATTTTAAGAGAAGATAAGTATAGGAGCAATATAAAGATACCTCATTTATTTCATACAGAATTAGTGGATCAGAAGGTACAATATTTATTATCTAACCCTATAGAAGTTGTAACAGAGGACCAGGAGTTACAAGAAAAGTTAAAGGAATACATCAATGAGGACTTTCAAGAGGTGCTACAAGATTCTGTCGAAGGAGCTTCAAACAAAGGACTTGAATATGTTTATGCTTATATAGATCAAGAAAATAAAATTAACTTCCAGGTAGCTGATAGTTTGAGTGTTATTCCTATATATGATGAACTAGACCATTATAAACTTACTTCTATAGTAAGATATTATGATACTAAAGTGCAGGACCAGGATAAAGAAGTAACAATTACTAAGGCAGAAATATGGACAGATAAAGATGTGACTTATTATATCCAGGACAAAGATAGTAAAGAATTTAAATTAGATGGTGTAAAACCAAATCCAAGACCACATATAACTCTTGAAGATGAAAAGGCTTATTATAATGGTGGAAGTTTTGGTTATATACCATTTTTCTGTTTAGAAAATAATAAATACAGGAAAACGGATTTAGAGCCTATAAAAGCTTTAATTGATGATTATGACCTTATGGCTTGTAGTCTTAGTAATAATCTTCAAGACTTCCAGGAAGCAATATATGTAGTTAGAGGTTATCCAGGGGATAATTTAGATGAGTTAACGTTAAACCTTAAAACTAAAAAAACTATAGGAGTAGATGAAACTGGTGGATTAGATGTTAAGACTATAGATATTCCATACGAAGCAAGAAAAGTTAAATTAGAACTAGACAAAGAGTCTATATATAAGTTTGGTATGGGTTTTGATTCGTCACAAATAGGTGATGGGAATGTTACTAATGTAGTTATTAAATCTAGGTATGCTTTACTGGACCTTAAATGTAATAAAGCAGAGATAAGGCTAAGAAAACTTATAAGGCAACTATTAAAAGCTATAGTGGATGATATTAATAGAAGATTTAATACCGCCTATAATTACATGGATATTGATATTAATATAGTAAGAGAAACTATGGTTAATGAGAATGATATTGCTAATAATGAAAAAATAGAAGCAGAAAAGCAAGGACAATTAATAAATAATGTTCTTACTGCTGCAACAAGACTTGATGATGATACAGTATTAAAATTACTATGTGATATTCTTGAACTCGATTATGAAGAAGTTAAAGAAAAAATAGACATGCAACCTTATGCACCTATTAATTTAGATGCAATAACAGAAAAAGAAATAAATGAGGATCAAGACAATGGAGAAGCTTAGTAAATATTATTTAGAGATATTAAAGCTTCTTGAAGAAGGAGAAAAGGATACAAATAAGTTATTGCTTGCTAATTATAAATCGTCACTTATAGAAATGAAAAAGCTTTTAAACTCTTATTTAAATAGATATGGAGATTTAAGTTTTCAAGAATGGTTAAAAGTAGATAGGTTAAAGTCATTGCTCAATCAAATAAATAATGTATTAGATAATACTTATAAAAATAATGAAACGTTGATAAGTAATCATGCTAAAGAAGCTTATTCTAAAACATATAATGGTTTATTCTATCAATTAGAAGTAGAGAATGGATTAACATTAGATTTTACAATGATTGATACTAAAACAGTAGAAAAAGCTATTCAGATGCCTATAGATGGATTAAGGTTAAGTGAAAGATTATATGATAAGCATTTACATAATCTTAAGCTTAAAACTAAAGGAGCTTTAACAAGAGGTCTTATAAATGGTTCTGGGTATAGAGATATAGCCGTTGATATAAGCAATATAGGGATAGCTGATTATAAACAAGCTTTAAGGATAGCGATAACAGAAGGAAACAGACTTAGAAGTTTAGCAAGAGAAGATAGCTACCAGGAAGCAAGTAAATTAGGTATACACTTAAAAAAGAAATGGCTTTCAACACTAGATCATAAAACTAGAGATTCTCACAGAGCCTTAGATGGACAGATAAGAGGAATTGATGAAGAATTTGAAATAAGAGGTTATAAGGCATTACAACCTAGATTGTTTGGTGTAGCAAGTGAAGATATTCATTGTAGATGTGACACTATATCTATAGTTGAAGATATAGCGTCGAATTTAAGGAGAGATAATACTACTGGAGATATTATAGAATATGAGAATTATAATAAATGGTACAGTAAAAGATTTGGAAATGATGTTTATAAAGGTGGATACTGGTACACCAAAGATGGTATAATAAAAATAACAGAGGATCATAAGGGAGAACATTATAGTCCTCCAAGAAAACATAAGCCTTATTCAGTAATAGAGAGTGATAAAGTTAGTAAAAATGGCTTTAATCAAGTTGATAGGACTTTATATGATAAAGATGGAATGATGGTTAAACAAATTCATTCGGGACATCATAATAGACCTAAACAGCATCCTTATGGTAAGCATGGAGAACATAGCCACATTTATAAGTGGGATAAAGAAGGAAAAATGATTTCAAGAGAAGTTAAAGAACTGACTAAAAAGGAAAGAAGACAGCATAGGGATATATTGAAGGAGTGA